TAGATATGCCACCTAGTAAACTAGCAAGTCCACCAATATTCAGGGCTCCACCATCCGACTCAGAACCAACTGTAAGGGACGTTACATAAGCTGCTCCAGTGCTTATTGATGTTGTAGATATGCCACCAGTAGGATTAAATGTCCCAGTTAAAGTTAAATTATTTATATATGCATTCTGTGTGCTTATGCTTGTAGTGGATATACCACCTAGCAAACTAGCAAGTCCACCTATATTCAAGGCTCCTCCATCTGACTCAGAACCAATTGTAAGAGAAGTTACATAAGCTGCTCCAGTGCTTATGCTTGTCGTAGATATGCCATTGCTCAAGATAGCTAAACCACCAACATTCAAGCCACCAGTTGTAATTGATACATTTGCTTGGTGCGTTGTTTGTCCAGTAGTTGTAAGAGTATTTGTTGATAATCCTCCAGAATCACTTCCACCACCAATTGTAAGATTTTGTATGTAAGCATTCTGCGTGCTTATGCTCGTGGTTGATATACCACCTAGTAAACTAGCAAGTCCACCAATATTCAAGGCTCCACCATCCGATTCAGATCCAATTGTAAGAGATGTTACATAGGCTGCACCAGTGCTTATTGATGTTGTAGATATGCCACCTAGTAAACTAGCAAGTCCACCAATATTCAGGGCTCCACCATCCGATTCGGAACCAACTGTAAGAGAAGTTACATAAGCTGCTCCAGTGCTTATCGATGTTGTAGATATGCCACCTAGCAAACTAGCAAGTCCACCAATATTCAAGGCTCCTCCATCCGACTCAGAACCAACTGTAAGGGACGTCACATAAGCTGCTCCAGTGCTTATCGATGTTGTAGATATGCCACCAGTTGGATTAAATGTCCCAGTTAAAGTTAAGTTATTTATATATGCATTCTGTGTGCTTATGCTTGTAGTGGATATACCACCTAGTAAACTAGCAAGTCCACCAATATTCAGGGCTCCACCATCCGATTCGGAACCAACTGTAAGAGAAGTTACATAAGCTGCTCCAGTGCTTATGCTCGTAGTTGATATACCACCAAGCAAACTAGCAAGTCCACCAATATTCAAGGCTCCACCATCCGACTCAGATCCAACTGTAAGAGATGTCACATAAGCTGCTCCAGTGCTTATCGATGTTGTAGATATGCCACCAGTTGGATTAAATATCCCAGTTAAAGTTAAGTTATTTATATATGCATTTTGTGTGCTTATTGATGTTGTAGATATGCCACCTAGCAAACTAGCAAGTCCACCTATATTCAAGGCTCCACCATCGGATTCAGATCCAATTGTAAGAGATGTCACATAGGCTGCACCTGTGCTTATCGATGTTGTAGATATGCCACCAAGCAAACTAGCAAGTCCTCCTATATTCAGGGCTCCTCCATCTGACTCAGAACCAACTGTAAGGGAAGTCACATAAGCTGCTCCAGTGCTTATCGATGTTGTAGATATGCCACCAGTTGGATTAAATGCTCCAGTCAAAATTAGATTATTTATATATGCATTTTGTGTGCTTATGCTCGTAGTAGATATACCACCTAGCAAACTAGCAAGTCCACCTATATTCAAGGCTCCACCATCCGACTCAGATCCAACTGTAAGAGATGTCATATAAGCTGCTCCAGTGCTTATGCTCGTAGTGGATATACCACCAAGCAAACTAGCAAGTCCACCTATATTCAAGGCTCCTCCATCTGACTCAGAACCAACTGTAAGGGACGTCACATAAGCTGCTCCAGTGCTTATGCTCGTAGTGGATATGCCACCAGTTGGATTAAATGCTCCAGTCAAAATTAGATTATTTATATATGCATTTTGTGTGCTTATGCTCGTAGTAGATATACCACCTAGCAAACTAGCAAGTCCACCTATATTCAAGGCTCCACCATCCGACTCAGATCCAACTGTAAGAGATGTCACATAAGCTGCTCCAGTGCTTATGCTCGTAGTGGATATACCACCTAGCAAACTAGCAAGTCCACCTATATTCAAGGCTCCTCCATCTGATTCGGATCCAATTGTAAGAGACGTAACATAGGCTGCTCCAGTGCTTATGCTTGTCGTAGATATGCCACCAGTTGGATTAAATGCTCCAGTCAAAATTAGATTATTTATATATGCATTTTGTGTGCTTATGCTCGTAGTGGATATACCACCTAGCAAACTAGCAAGTCCACCTATATTTAAGGCTCCTCCATCTGACTCAGAACCAATTGTAAGAGAAGTTACATAAGCTGCTCCAGTGCTTATGCTCGTAGTTGATATACCACCAAGCAAACTAGCAAGTCCACCTATATTCAAGGCTCCTCCATCTGATTCGGATCCAATTGTAAGAGACGTAACATAGGCTGCTCCAGTGCTTATGCTTGTCGTAGATATGCCATTGCTCAAGATAGCTAAACCACCAACATTCAAGCCACCAGTTGTAATTGATACATTTGCTTGGTGCGTTGTTTGTCCAGTAGTTGTAAGAGTATTTGTAGATAATCCTCCAGAATCGCTTTCACCACCAATTGTAAGATTTTGTATGTAAGCATTCTGCGTGCTTATGCTCGTAGTTGATATACCACCTAGTAAACTAGCAAGTCCACCAATATTCAAGGCTCCTCCATCTGACTCAGAACCAATTGTAAGAGAAGTTACATAAGCTGCTCCAGTGCTTATGCTCGTAGTAGATATACCACCTAGCAAACTAGCAAGCCCACCTATATTCAAGGCTCCTCCATCTGATTCGGATCCAATTGTAAGAGACGTAACATAGGCTGCTCCAGTGCTTATGCTTGTCGTAGATATGCCATTGCTCAAGATAGCTAAACCACCAACATTCAAGCCACCAGTTGTAATTGATACATTTGCTTGGTGCGTTGTTTGTCCAGTAGTTGTAAGAGTATTTGTAGATAATCCTCCAGAATCGCTTTCACCACCAATTGTAAGATTTTGTATGTAAGCATTCTGCGTGCTTATGCTCGTAGTTGATATACCACCTAGTAAACTAGCAAGTCCACCAATATTCAAGGCTCCACCATCTGATTCGGATCCAATTGTAAGAGATGTTACATAGGCTGCACCAGTGCTAATGCTCGTAGTTGAAATTCCACCACCCAAAGTAGCTAATCCTCCAATATTCAAGACGCCTCCATCGGATTCAGAACCAATTGTAAGAGATGTAACATAGGCTGCACCCGTGCTTATGCTTGTAGTTGAAATTCCACCTGTAGGATTAAATGCACCAGTTAAAGTTAAGTTATTTATATATGCATTTTGGGTGCTAATGCTTGTAGTTGATAGGCCACCAAGCAAACTAGCAAGTCCACCAATATTCAAGGCTCCACCATCTGATTCAGAACCAATTGTAAGAGATGTCACGTAGGCTGCGCCTGTGCTAATGCTTGTAGTTGATATGCCACCACCCAAAGTAGCTAATCCTCCAATATTCAAGACGCCTCCATCGGATTCAGAACCAATTGTAAGAGATGTCACGTAGGCTGCGCCTGTGCTAATGCTTGTAGTTGAAATTCCACCTGTAGGATTAAATGTCCCAGTTAAAGTTAAATTATTTATATATGCATTCTGTGTGCTTATGCTTGTAGTAGATATACCACCACCCAAAGTAGCTAATCCTCCAATATTCAAGATGCCTCCATCGGATTCAGAACCAATTGTAAGAGATGTCACATAGGCTGCGCCTGTGCTAATGCTTGTAGTAGATATACCACCAAGTAAACTAGCAAGTCCACCAATATTTAAGGCTCCTCCATCCGATTCGGAACCAACTGTAAGAGATGTCACATAGGCTGCTCCAGTGCTAATAGAAGTTGTTGAAATACCACCTTGAAAGGTCGCTAAATTATTACCATATACTGTTACTTGATTATTTTGATTTAGCACACCAGTGTTACTAATTGATGTTGTAATTACATCTCCAAATGTTGTAAAAGAATCTCCTGCACCAATTTGTAATGAATTTACTGTTAATGATGAAAAAAAACCTGTATTTCCAGCAATTGTATTTGTGCTTATATTTGAAGCTGTTATGAACCCAGTGCTAATTGTTAGTGTTGAAACTCCACCTGCAGTTAAGGCATTAACAATTAGAGAAGTTACATAGGCTGCACCTGTGCTTATGCTTGTAGTTGATATACCACCACCCAAACTAGCAAGTCCACCAATATTCAAGACGCCTCCATCTGATTCAGAACCAATTGTAAGGGACGTAACATAGGCTGCTCCTGTGCTAATGCTTGTAGTAGATATGCCACCTGTAGGATTAAATGCACCAGTTAAAGTTAAGTTATTTATATATGCATTTTGGGTGCTAATGCTTGTAGTTGATAGGCCACCAAGCAAACTAGCAAGTCCACCAATATTCAAGGCTCCACCATCTGATTCAGAACCAATTGTAAGAGATGTCACATAGGCTGCACCTGTGCTAATTGATGTTGTTGAGATACCAGCTACTGTTAATGATCCACCTAATACTAAGTTACCAACATATGCATTTGCTACACTAATAGTGGAGAATACACCGTAGGAAGCACTCAAAGTATTTAAATTAAGTGTGGAAGTAGTAATACTACTTGCATTAATTTTATTTGTGCTTATTGAATTTGTTATAATATCATTCATGATCAAAAATCCAAGAGATGGACCAATTGTTAAGGAGTTTACAGTTAAAGATGAGAAAAACCCAAGTTGAGAACTAACTGTTGTCGTAGATATACCTCCACCAGCAGTTACCAAGCCTCCAATATTCAGGGCTCCTACATCCGACTCTGAACCAATTGTTAGATTTCCAATATATGCATTTTGAGTGCTTATGCTTGTAGTTGATATGCCGCCACCGAGAGTTGCAAGACCTGTTGTAGCAACTGTCGTCGCACTTAAATTATTAATATAGCCATACACAGAAGATATTTGATTTGTAACAATATTACATGCTAGAAAAGAACTTGTATTTATATTAAATGTGCTCAATGATGTTGCAACTATACCACCCATGTTTATGTAGCCAAGTGCAGTCAATGAATTTACTGTTAATGTTGACATAAATCCCGTCACAGAACTGATAGATGAGAAGGTGGCAAAACCAGAATTTAATGAACTAGTTACGATAACACTAAATTGTGCATTTCCACCATTCAATGATCCTGCTGTGAAACTACTTACAAATCCAGTTGCCGATGATAAGTAATTGATATTAATTGAACTTGTATTAAGTGTGCTAAAATTACCGGTTCCTCCAACAAGACTTGCAAGAGATGCACTGCTTATTGTCCCAACATTAAGTGTGCTAACTGTGAAGACTTCGCCGGTAATTATGCTTGTGCTAATTGCAAGAGTAGAAATACTAGAGTAAGCTGTAAGATAACTTGTAAATGTGCTAGAAGAATTAAATCCGCCACCAATAATTGCTGCCGCTGGAATTGTATTTGTTGAAAAGTTAGCTGATGCAAATGTTCCAACAACTCGGGAAGCAGGTATATTTGTTAAACCAATCGCAGATCCGTAAAAATAAGAAGCTTGAACAGTTCCAGTTATATTAGCAGGACCAACAATATTTATTCCACGACTATCTACTACATCAAACGCAGTTGTTGGTGAACTAGTGCCTATTCCAATTTGGTATGTATTTGTATTAATAGTCATTAATCCCTTGGATCCATCAAATGTGGATATATTACAATAAGCATCATATGTTATCATTGTGCTATTTCCAATAAATAACGAATTACCTAGTGCTGGATCCGGCACAAATAGAATCGTTTCTGCATTTTTAGTTGGAGAAACATTAGTAAAAGCGATACGATCGCTTGTAAAAAATAATATTGTTGACATATCGCACCCTATAAAATACAGGGTTAATTATTACAGGCTGCCGCGTAAAGATTCACAAATTAGAATGAAATAATATTATAATGGGTTTTGCAGAAGAAACAGCAATTCAACCTATTTTAAAACCCAAATTTGAATTATCAAATGTGAAAACATCATCAGAGATTAAAGCAATCTTTCTTACTACAACAAAGATTCCAGACCATCATCTCTGGGCGAATGGACTTTTTCAAAATGTATTTGTATTATACACAATGTTTGAAGCAGCCGGGTATCAACCATTTTTCTTTGTTGATTCAATTAAAAATAATCCTGATTCTGAGCTACACAAGTCAATTCGAGTAACTGATATGGAAACCTTCATTAAGTCACCTTTTCGTCTTTTTGCATATATTGAATTGGGAATGTCATGCGCTGACAATATTAGGAATGCTTTTAGAACAATTGGAGCAAAAATTATTAAAGTGTATTTGGGAAATATTCTGAATATTGATATTGAAACCCCCATGTTTTATCCTGAAATGAATTTCAGTCATCATGTAATTGGTGGTTTAGATGAGATATGGGTTTCACCTCATTACTGGGCGCATAGAACCTATGCAGGAAGAATTAATGGAATTACTTCTAAAGCCAAAATCTGCCCATATGTCTGGGATTCCCGTTTTGTTCAAGCAAATAAAGACATTTATCAACATCGTCTTGCACCTCCTTATAGTTTTACAGTTATGGAACCAAATATTAGTTTTCAGAAAAATAGTTTTATACCAATTTTAATAATTGAGGCTCTTTTTAAGAAATCCCCGCATTTAGTGCAAGACTGTGTTGTGATAAACGGAGATAAATTAAAGAATAATCCTTTTTTTTCTCAAAATATTCTTCCAGACCTTGAATTATTCAAAGCAGGAAAACTCCATCTATTGCCAAGAGCTGATGTTATAACAGTTTCAAAACATCTTAATAACAATATAATTATTCAGTATACGGTAAATAACGAATATAACTACAGTTTTTTGGAACATATGTATATGGGATTTCCAGTTGTTCATAATTTTTCATGTTTTAAAGATTATGGCTATTATTACGAAAATAACAATCTAGATTCAGCAGTCGCCGCAATAGAAGATATTTTTACAAATCATGTTATCCGGAAAGAAATCTATAAATCACAGGCACAAGAATTAACATGGAGATTTTCACCCTATAATTCGGAAAATCAGCAAGCCTGGCTCAAACTAATAAATGACGCCGTTCCACTTAAAACGAGCGCGTAAAAAGTTTAAACGATTCCTACTTTCTATTATTAGGATGTTGATTGGATTCAATGTGTTAGACACAGATAGCGTATTTGCAAAAGGAAGTAACAGAACTGCTCTTTCTTTTGCATTTTGGTGTTGTGAAAATGGACATACTGTTTCTTTTCTTTCACCGACAGGAAACCCTAACCAGTTTGTTGAAATAAAAGAGTTACTTGCAGAAAAGAAAATTACACTTATGTCAATTGATGCTTTTCTTTCAACATCGAAACAATTCGATATCTTATTTGAAATTTCATTTTACACACCCGATATAATAAGGCAAAAGATATCCAAAAAGTGCATTATGTGGTTTCATACTCAACCACTTTTTAATGATATGGAAGGTGTCGTTTATTTTTACAGTAATTTTATCCGAAAAATGAAAAATATTGCTGAAGTGTGGATTCCTGAGTGTTATTCAGACGATAATCGGATTTATATTGAAAGAATCTATAATCTACCTGTCAGATTTGTTCCTTGGATTTGGGAACATGAAACACTAGATCTATACTGCAAGAAAAACAGCTTGCAGAAGTGGAATCAAAATAATAATAAAACTATTCATTGTTGTGTGCTAGAAAGCAATAATACAAATACGAGTAATTGCATCATTCCCTTATGCATCATTGCAGAGATTAATGATGCAGCAAAGGTTGATTGGATTGTTTCAAATGGTGAAACCCTCAAGAAAAACGCATATTTTAAAAACAATATATTATCAAATCTATTTCCTAAAACGGATGTTTCTGGAAATTTTGTAGGCCGCATACCGATTCCGGAGTTAAGAAAGTTTAAGAGTGTTTTAATTACGCATCAAAGATGGAAGTCAATGAAACATCTTCTGCTAGATGCATTGTGGTTAGATATTCCTATGATCCATAACTCTGAAATCGTTGAGAAGGGGTTAAAGAAATCTGGTGGATACTATTATTTTTTCAATGAGATTGATTCTGCAAAAGTTAGATACGATGAACTTATTAATGATTTAATAACAAATAGTAATTTTTTTTCCACAGAATCGCAAAGTTTAAGAAAGCTTTTCTGTTTGACAGCATATGATTATAAAAGTGATAAGCATATGAATTTTTTTAGACAAGCACTTTCTAACAACTTACCTCTTCTCAAACAAATTTCAACGGGTAAAACGCTACGAATTACATTTTCAGACATGTGGGCTGAATTCAATCCCAATTATAATTTTTTTACATTACTCGTTGAGGATTATATTAAGAGGGAAAATCTTGGTATTGAATTAATTATTGATCCTTTGTCTCCTCAGCTTGTTATTTTTGGTCCGTTTGGTGATAATTTTAGAAAATATTCAAATACGCCCAAACTTTTTTTCAGTGGTGAAAATTCTCCTCATATTGGTGGACCAGATCTAATTATGAGTGTGGGTCATCATCCCGAATTGAATGAGAAAACACTCCGTATTCCTCTATGGATTCTTGAAGTCGATTGGTTTGGTGCAGATCCGAACAAGATTCAGAATCCTAAACCGATTCCATATGAAACATGCTGTAAACCTTCATTAAGTTTTATTGCAAAGAAGGATAAATTCTGTTCTTATATTGTTAGCAATCCTAAAAATGAATATAGAAATGTTGCATTACCAGAAATTTCCAAATACAAGAATGTTGATTCCGCTGGTGCATATCAAAATAATATGGGTCATAAGTTGGAAGGTGGACTTGGTGGTGGAGGTGGTGAATTAATTAAACATACTTTCTTGCAAAGCTATAAATTCAGTATAACATTTGAAAATGAACAAAATCCCGGATATATTACAGAAAAATATTTTCATGCAAAGGCTGCAGGATGCATTCCTATCTACTGGGGAGATCCGGACCTAAGTCGTGATTTTGATCCTGCTGGAGGTATAAATACACATGGTAAATCATGGGACCAAATTCGTTCTGAAATAAAATCAGTTGATGAAGATGTTGCAAAATGGCTACAAATGTTTGCAGTTCCTGCACTTCCGCCTAAGTCGGAAGAATATGCAAGAAAGCAAATGAATCGGTTGGCAAAGACTATTGTTGATATTGTTAATGTGTCTCTGTCTCCTCCTCCTCCAGTCCAAACTCAGCCTCCTCCTCCAGTCCAAGCTCAGCCTCTTCCTCCAGTCCAAGCTCAGCCTCTTCCTCCAGTCCAAGCTCAAGTTGAGAAAAAAACTACACTAGAAAACAATTTTAAATTTATAAGTGCTGTAAATAATTTATATTTTACTGGTATCTATATTTGGGCCGATGGTCTTCTTCAAAATGGAATAAAAGAAGAAAACCTTAAAGTCTATTATTGGTCAGACTTAACAACGGATAAAATACAAGATTTACTAAAGACATATCCTAAAATGCAAGTAGAACCTTTTCCCGAATCAGATGAGAAGCTAACTTTTTGGCCTGATTATTGGAATACTGCGCATTTTGCGTGGAAACTCTGGATAATTAATAATGAAATTGAAAAAGGAAATTCAGGTATGTATTTAGATATAGGTATTCTAGTTATGACACCAATACAAGATATTATTAAAAGTGTTGAAGATGATGGAGTTTTTCTTCTAGAAATTGACAATCCTCTTTGCACAAATAACAACTTTTGCCATAAAGTATTCAAACAGCTTATGACATGCTCAACACAAGAGTTAGATTCAAGACAGATTTCTGCTGGATTTTCTGCATGGAATATTAATAACCAAAAAGTAGTTAATTATTATAAAATTGCATATTTATACACAAAAATCAAAGAAATAATTGTAGGTGATAAATGGATAGATCATATGGTTGAAGGATATTATGGTCATCGTCATGATCAGTCAATCTTAAGTGTCTTAAGTTTTAGAAATAATTTTCCCCGTAAACAATTCCAACAATATGTAGCTCATGATTACAACGAAGCCGTTGATCTGAAAGTTCCTTTCTATCTTCATAGAGGTAAGGTATTGGTTGATAATAGTCCTAGACCAAAAATGATAATTCCTAAGAAAGAATTTACACAATCAATAAATGAAGCCTACGTTATTAATTTGGATCGTCGTGAAGATAGATATAAGTCTTTCAAAGAATTCCATCACTATATGGCAAATAGAGTTAAGCGCCATCCTGCGTGTAATGGACTAACTCTGCAATTAACACCTGAAATAAAGCATCTTTTCAGAAATAATGATTTCAAATGGAAAAAAGCTGTTGTAGGATGCGCTATAAGTCATAATACATTGTGGAAACAATTATCTTCTTACAGTGATCTTGCATATTCGTATTTAATTTTAGAAGATGATGTTCGATTTCATCCGCAATGGATAGATATATGGAAACAAGCATCTACCATGATTCCAGATGATGCAGATGTTATCTATTTAGGAGGTATTTTACCGCCAAATAAAGATGTATTTGCAACAGTGATTGAATCTGTAAACCAATTTTTTGTAAGAATTAAGGAAAATGATCTATTCCAACCGGGTCAAAAACGCAGATATTTTCATTCTTGCAACTACTCCTATATTCTTTTTGCTAGAGGTGCAAAAAAGCTGCAAAAGATTATTGAAGAGAAAGGAATTTTTACAAGTGGAGATCATATGATTGTAAATCACATGGAAGAGTTAAATATTTATTTTATGAGACCAATTGTCGCAGGCTGTTTCCAAGACCTTGATCCTAGATATCAAAAATCAGAATTTAACAATTTTGACAGAAAAGACAATTTTGACTCTGATTTATGGAATAATAATGAACACTTTGACCCGAATGTTGAGGAAAACATAAAGGAATCTGGAGTACATGACTTAATAATGGATGACTCAAATATTCAAGCAAATACAATTCTTTTAATGCTGGCTCAAGGCAAGCTGCAAGAATTTTTAAATCTAAGTCAATCTTTTTTAGAGAACATATACAATAAGTGCGAATCGAATGAATCTAATAATAATTGGTTTAGAGTTATATTACAAATATTAACAAGTCAATCAGTAAAATATTCAACTATACAAAAGGAAGAGCTGAAAAATTGTCTAACTACTCTTAAAAATAAATCTACAAATCAAATAATTCAAGCATGTCTTGAAGAACTACTCAATAAAATTTCAAATGACATTATTGGGGGAGCGCCCGGAATATCTTCCATACCAAATGCCTCTTTTATTAAGAATGGTATTCCTTTATGGTATTTTATTCCAAATCATAATAATACTTGTCTTGAAAAAGAATGGTTAGAAGAAATCATAAGTAGACCAATTGAATTTATTGCATATGGCAATGAGTATATTGGAAATCATGCAATTCATTTTTTAATGATTCAGAAGTGGGAAAGAACGAAAGATATAATTCTAGAAAAACTGAATTCGCTTCATTCTGAAAATAAGAAAGCAGTATTAGTTCATATTAGCGATGAATTCCTGAATGATAATTTAGAAATTTATGAGCATCCTGCAGTAGAATTGATTCTAAGAAATTATGTCCGTGAAATAAAGACAACAAAGAAAATAATTACAATTCCGCTAGGATATGTTAATAATAGAAGTTTAAAGGGTCATTTTAAGAAAATGAATGAGCGGAAATATGTGTGGAGTTTTGCGGGTTCAATTGATAAATCAGGCCGTGTTGAGATGTTACAAAATCTATCGAGAATTGAACCAAACTCAATGAAACTTCTCAAGACGTGGAAAGCACCAACTGCAGAGGAAGCTAAAGAATATATGGATACATTAAATGACACAGTATTTATTCCTTGCCCTAAGGGTGTTAATTATGAGACATATCGTATATATGAAGCATTAGAATCGGGTTGTATTCCTATCTGTATAACATCTGATACAAATGAGCATCAAGTATATGAAACATTAATTGGAAGTGGTGTTATTTTAATGGTGAAAGACTGGCCTGCTGCCTTGAACACAATAAATCAAATATACTCGAACAAGAGTGTATTAGATCAATTACAGGATAATTTAACAAAATATTGGATGAATCAGAAGCTGCGAATTACATCAAATATACTAACAAAATTAAATGATATAGAAAATATGTGTATAGCTAAGGTTAATGAACAGGATGTTAAAACAATTCATCTATAAAGCAAATTCCGAATAGAAAAATGTTTACTTGTTCTTTTAACATTTCTTTTAACCCTTACATTTTGTGGAATGGTAGGTGGCCTCATAAAACAACACAATCTCTGCAAGAAAGTGCGTGGTATAGGAGATGATGTTGATGCTTTATGAAGAGCACTAAATTCATCAATTGTATACCGATCACCCATAGCACGATTACATTCTCCGCAAATAGGAATTAAATTATCAATTGCAGTTCTGCCACCTTTTGATTCTGGAATATTATGACCCGCTTCGAAACAAAAAACAGTAATTTTATGAGAACACCAGCTAATAGGACATTTTGCAGAAAAGATTTCTCCAAAATGCCGTATCCAAATTTCCTCTTTTAATTTCTTTGAGATAGTTTTCTTCTTAAGCATCTTACCTAGTAGTATTTAGTGTTTTTTATTTAAATCCACACGGTATTTAAACCCAAGAAACTTATAATATTTATATGAATTCAAATCTTATAGCCTTGCTTTCTTCTCTGCAAGCGCAAAATGGTCCTATTTCAGCTGATGTTCTGAAGTCTGTTGAGTCGCAAATGATGATTCAGAGCCAGAACCGCAAGAAGAAGGTTTTGCTTGTTGGAACGCATATCCAGCAGTTTACGGGTTACAGCAAGGTAACTTGGAACATGGTCAAGTTTCTTGCAAAGAAGACGGATGTTGAAGTCCATCATTATGGTTTTCAGCGTGCCAAGACAAATATTCAAGATTATCGCCCGTATCCGTCAAATGTTGTAAGTTATGACGCGCAGGCTATGGAGCAGCCTGTTGACCAAGGTTTTGGCTATAAGCGTCTTCCGGAAGTAATCAAGCAGGTTCAACCCGATGTAGTTATAATTTATAACGATGCGCTTGTTATCTGCAAGTTCTTAGAGGAAATGTCCAAGCAGCTAAATGCGGATGAAAGACGTCGTTACAAGCTAATTATCTATTTGGATCAGGTATATCAGGTTCAACGCCCTATGTTTTTGGATATTATCCGCAGAGAAGCATCGGTTGTATTTGCATTCACAGATAAGTGGAAGACAATTCTCGAGAAGCAGTTACTAGGTGATGCACCTAAGCCGCGTGTCCGCGTTCTTCGTCATGGATATTCACCGGATCTCTTCAAGGAAGTCGACAGACAGAAGGTTCGCCAAAATCTGGGAATTCCTGCAAATGGTTTCCTAATGCTAAATCTAAATCGTAATTCTCCGCGCAAGCGTTATGATTTACTAATCATATCTTTTGTTGAACTCATTACAAAGTATCCGACAAAGCCAATTTTCCTTCTCTGCGTCTGCGACAAGGGTGAAAAGGGTGGTCATGCCCTCTTTGAGATCTATATCAATGAACTGCGGGAGAAGAATGTTTCTATTGATATGTATGCAACTCGTCTAATGGTAAGCAATGCCGATATGGCGCTTCCTGATACAGAGATTAATAATCTTTATAATGCCGCTGATATCGGTGTAACAACTTCCGAGGGTGAAGGATTCGGTCTCTGCCAGCTTGAACAGATGGGTGTTGGAATCCCCCAAGTAGTGCCAGATCTACCTGGATTAAATGAGTTTTGCAGTGCAAGTAATAGCGTTTTAGTGCCTGCAAATGTAAAGTATTATATTCCGATTGGATTCGGTGCACTTGGTGGATCAGCCTATGCTGTTGATCCGCATGAATATTGTCTAAGTATTGAAAAGTATCTGCTAGATTCATCATTAAGAGAAGCACATGGCCAACAAGCTAAGAAGGATGCACACCAGTTAGTCTGGGATACTGAACTCAAGCCGCTTTATGAAGAAATTATGCTATAACGCGTAAAATATAATTGATTATTAAAAAGTAAATATTAATGAGGATAGGTATTTGGGTAAATACGAATCATTTTGCTGCAGGAGGACCAGCAGTAGTTTTAATTGGATTATTAATAGGTTTAAAACAAGTTCTACCAAATTCATTAATTATATTAAATGATGAAGGTGATATTAATATTGGATTTCATACAGGAATGGATCCTAGATTGTATCCAAAGAATACAATATTTGGCCCAAATCCATTTGCAATTGATGTGCATACCAATCCCGAAGAAAATATATTATGGAAGCACAGGAAAAATTATATATTCAATTCTACTTGGGTAATTGATTGGTTGGAGCAATATTTTCCTTTAAAAAAGTCTTTTATCGAAAATACAAAAAATATTTATATATGGGAATCTGGTGTAGATACATCTTATTTTCAACCATTAAAAGAAAGAAAACAGAATGATTTTTTTATTTATTATAAATCACAAAAATCAGATCAATTGGAAAGTGTTTGGGCGTATCTATTTCAAAACTATTATGGATTAAAAGGAGGATTAATCTGCTATCATTTTTACAAGCAGGATATGTTACGTGATATGGCTCAGAAAAGTAAATTTTGTATTATGCTAGACAATGAAGAAACACAAGGTTTGGCTGCGTTAGAAATAATGGCCTGCAATTGTCCTATTTTTTGCATAGATAAGAAAAGCTATGTAAGAAATAACATTATGATGTCAGGAAGTGTTACGAGTATTTGTTCATGGTCTGATACAGATTGTGGTATGAAATCAACTGAAGAAAAATGGCGTGAAGATTTTCCAGAATTTCTTAAAAAAATAAATACATACAATCCTACAAAATTTGTGCATGAAAAATATTCATTTGCGACTACAGCGAAACAACTACTACAAATTGCAGCAGATATTATGAAGAAAGAGTTACTGACCAGCAGCTAATGATGGAACTGTCATAAGACCAAACATTGCTAAGAAAAATAAGAATGTGTGAAAAAAGATACCATATGTTGTTGGGCAATCACCATTTGCAATTGTGAATAATGGACCAAAAAATCCTTGTGTTAAAGTGTAAGTATACGGATTTGCAAAGAGAAAGAAAATAACTGCGCTATATAATGCATATTTAGACTTCAATAAATAATTCATACCTATTTGTATCAATTATTTATTTAACAACAAAAACTATACATTAGCTTTATTAGGAAATGCTTGATTCTTAAAAACAATCTTTTCTATCTGATTAAATTGAACAAGGTCTAATAATTCATTTATAATTCTTTTCGCTTCTTCTTCATCTTCTTCATCTTCTTTTATTAATTGTTTAACTACTTTTACAATGCCAGAACGATAACCTAAAGAAGAATTTGATTCAATTAGTTTTATATTTTCTGCTCGTAGTGATTTCAAATAGAGACGTAGCAAAAAATATTCTAAATTTGTTTTTCTTGTTTTCCCAGGAGCTGACTGAATAGGAGTTTTGCGGCCTGTTATTGCATAATAAAGATCAGTTGCATTTTGTTGAGTAAAACCATCCATAAATTTAAAACTTCCATCTTGACCATTTTTTCCTAAGCCTAAATTTCTTGATAAATTAATGATTTTTTTTGTTATATTTTGTGAATTGTTTCCATTTTCTTCATTTACGTTTTCTTCATTTACGTTTTCTTCATTTACGTTTTCACTCATCTACTTTATAGAATATTAATCCGGAAGAATTTGAAACCTAGAACCCCGATCCCTTCCAGATCCAAAGATCTGTGAATTAGTAACAAGACCACTTTCCCCAACTTTATCATCAATCTTTCTTAGGGCAGCAGGGTCTTTAATTGGATTTGCTGCCTTGATTTTAGCTGTTTGTGTATCACGAAGATCTTTTAAACTAATTGTTAAAGCAGCTTGAAGTTTTTTGCAAACGGGATATAATGCAACTTCATAATCTTCTCTGCAAGAAACATATTTTTGATTTCTAACAGGTCTATCAACAGGTTCACCATTTTCAACGTATTTAAATTTATCTTGCAGCCTATCAAATTGAAGCTTCGATTTGTCTTTTTGTGTTTGTAGATCAGGATTTGTTGACATTTCACGAAATATTTCTGTCAATTCGACCATTGGTTTTCCAACAACAGGCGCCGGCCTGTCTCCTTTTTGTCTAACAATATCTTCATACTCAATTGAGACAGGATCTTCTGCTACATATTTTATAATATCATCAATACCTTTCTGTGCAAGTTCAGCGGGCGTTAGAGGTTTAGGCGCTGGAAGCGCTACTGGAGGACCTGCACTACGACCTCGACGTCTCGGACTTGGATCTGGACTTGGATCTGGACTTGCACTTGCCATCTCTAATTCACCGCGTTAAAAAATTTCTAACTTAAACTCTTCACATGGAAATAGATTATAATGCAAGAAAGCCAAATTGATCCGCGCTCCACAACCCAAAAAGCCCGTGTTCAGTGCCGCCAAGATTTTATTGTTCAGAATTTGCAGACGTTTTATAATCAGTCCGGTAATCTGGAAAGAGTAACGCCGATTCTAAAAGGAGAATCACCAATAAGTTTACGTCTAGTTGATTGGTTTATCACAAACTATGCAAAGAAGAATAATACATCCTATATTCTTGGAACAAAGCAATTCTTAGTTCATTTTAATTATAAAAGAGAACTAAAAGCATATTCAAAGAAACTCTTTGACCCTTTTTGCAGAAGAGAACGCATTATGTTTGAGGCAATAAATCAAGCACCTATTATGACAACTGTTGGTCAACTTAATTTTTTTCGTTGGTTTATTGAGAAGAAAATTATAGATTTTATCGAAGAAAATAGAAAAGATATCGAAGAAGATATGAATAATAGCATAAAAGAGCATTATTCAAAGGAAAGTAAAAAGCTACTTTCAGGAAGACGACAGCGCACAGAATTATCGCGCTCAGCCATGAAAATAGTTAATCAGCATGAAGTAAATGTTATCGTTAGTTTTGATTAGTTTATTTTTTAGAATTAAATTTCCGATAATCATTTGAAAAATCGTCAAGTTTGGGTTTTAATAATTCGTATGCTTGAAGATTTGCATTTTTAAGAACTTCCTCATCCTGTTGAGGAATCCAAAAATGAGAAAAATTCCGATTCGCTAACTTTTGCGAATTATTTAGATACAATTCACGGTTATCTTCAGTTACAGCTGATTTAAGTTCCCTTATAATCTGTCGCGGTTCTCCAACAGCATCTTGACGCTGCAAATAAGGATTATCCATAAAACGAGGAGGAGCCTGCATAGGAGCAGTTTGCGGAACAACACCTCCAGACTTAATAACAGGTTCAACATCTGGAAAGAATTCCATAGCTTGTTTATAACTAGCAACAGTTCTACGTGAACTTATAGGATTCATATCCTGAACAATCGGTCCATCTGATGGAGTTATATTTCTAGCAGCAGTAAATTGGGAACCTTCTAGCATTCGAGCATTCATTGCATCACGGATATTAGGTTCTATACGAATTCGCACACCATTTTGAGGCACCTCAGTTCCAACAAAATCTGTTGCAGGATTCTTTTCCTCTTTTCTAAATGCGTTTCCCTCCGGCCTTCCGACTAATGTTGGATCAAATACAGGTCGTGGTCCTCGTGGATCCATTCGAAGCATTGATAGTTTTGTGTCTCTTTGTTGGGGATTCATTCCATGAAATGTAGCAGTAGGCCTATTCATACTTCTATTAAATGTATATTAAATATACTGTAAATATCAACGCATAAAGCAACCGAACCTTTTAGATTTATGAGTCTTTTTACTTTTCATATAATTCCATTTTCAGCAAAATCTGCAGGGAAAGAATTATTTTCCCGCGGTGAATGGAATTTATATAAGATACAATGGAAAACGGATAAGAAAATGCCTAAGATGTTTGCAGAGTTAACAGTTCCTGTATCAGGGAATGTAATAACATTATTATATAATAAAAAAATGAATTCGCTACAGGATCCTTTTGGGTGGAATGATAATTGTGAAGTTGACGATCAGACAAAAAAATTATTACAAAGAGCACTAGAACTATCTGACCGTGTGATTTAAAAGGAGGGAGCTATACTTACTTAGGATGCAAAGGGCGAAGACAGTAAAACGAACTAAGACTATTATAAATACATTAGGTGCAACACCAGTTCAACCAGCTGGCCCTCCGCAAACGCAAGCCCAACCATTAATTCAATTATCAAATCCTCTAGATTTCTTGCAAAATGTGGAAAAGGGTATGGATCTCTTTTTTGCTTCTGAAAATAAGAATACTCTTAAGAAGCCTTGGATAAAGCTTGATAGAGCATTGAAGATTGATCGTATTCGTCTGTATGCAAATGAATATCCCGGTTTGAATGATCAAGAAAAAGCATCCTTAACACAGACACTATTAAATGGTTTAGAAAGAGGACTGTTAAAGACACGAATTGTAATTAATTATAATACTGAAAGCTGTAAAATTGAAGACATAAAAGGGTTAATTGTATCGCATACTGAATCAGGACGAACATTCAAAATAGAAATACAGAGGGCAACAAAGAGGAGGAGCAGAGTAGAAGTGGATGCCAAGACACCAGAAACAAAAACGGAAGAGTAGAAGTAGAAATGTATACCAATATAAGTCAGTGGTTAGTTGAGTGGTATAAACTTTCAGATCGTATTTTCCCCTTGGATAAATGGGAATTGGAATATGTTAGAGATGGAATCTGGGATGAGTGGATGCAAATCAATGAGCATATTGAAAAAGAAGAGGAAATTTTAATCAAAGAAAGAGAAATATTAGATACCTTATTGCTAACAACGATTGAATGGGCTGAGAAAAAGGCTAGACGATTCTCAGAAAAAGAAGCAATAAAGTTTATTACAACAGTAAAATCTAAAAATCAAACAGAACAGCATACGCAGCAATGGCATGCCGAAAAATCAAGACTTCTTACTGCAAGTGAATTTGCATACATTTTAGGAGGCGCAGAATCTGCAGTAAGAAAAAATGTATTTATAAGGAAATTTGAAAAAAAGACTGATTCGGGTGTCTTTATTGGTGAAGTATCATCACCTACAGGAGATTCAACACCTGTAGGAGTCTCAAACGAAAATCTTTCTCTACCGGCAACAGTTTGGGGGCATCGTTTTGAGCCAGTCGCTAGGCTTCTAGCAAGTAAAATGTTCTTTGAAGGTGCAGAAATACTTGATAATGTAGGAAGAATCGTGCATGAAACTCATAAGAATTTAGCAGCAAGTCCTGACGGCCTAATTACTGAAGGTAAATTCAAGGGACATCTAATAGAAATTAAATGTCCTATAACACGAATTCCTGTAGAAGATGAAATTCCGCACGATTATTACTGCCAAATGCAAATTCAAATGGAGGTGTTAAATTGTCCAATTGTAGAATTTGTAGAGATGAAATTTAAACAATATAAAGATCTTCCAGAAGAAACAACTGGCTGGTGTGGGGTTCTAGCAGTTATTCTGAATGGAAGCACTCTACGATATGAATATGGGCCATTTGATTCAGCCTATTCAAGTAATCTTACACGATGGACCCCGACCCTGCAAGAAGAAGATGAGTTAATTGAAAAGACATATTGGATTTTGGAGAATAGTCATTGGAAGACAGTTCACCGAAATACTTTCTGGTGGAGTGAAATTGGATTTCCAGCATATGAAAAGTTTTGGTCTGAGTTTGATCCGCGATATGAAGAGTGGACATCTAAAAAGTCAAACTGGCTTTTCAGTGAAGATTAGCATTTAGGTGATTCAGATTGCATTGGTTTTTTTGAATTTATATCATAAAAATTAAGCGTTAATTCATGCCAGGGACTTGTGCAACTATCAGGATAAACGCGCTTATAATTATTAGTTCTTTGCGAATAATCGGCAGATCCCTGCAAAGAAACACTATCATCTAAAAGTCTGCATGTATATGAGTTATTTTCCGTCACAATGACGCTTCTAGGATCTGTCGTAGGAAGGACATCTGCTAGAAGTCTATAATCTTTATCTGCTTGTTTACAGTCAGAAAATGATTCAGTTTTCAAAATGGGCTGTGTCACAACAGGTAAAGAAGTTAAGTATCCATTTTTCACAGCTGTCATTACATTAAGTCCTAATAAAAGGATTAAAATAAGTAAAAATATAGCATACATTCTATCCTATGTAAACAATAAATTTGAAACGTTATTGATGCGTTCTTAGGTTAACAAAGGAATGAGCAATAACATAGATATGCAGGTTGTCAAGAGAAATGGTGAAAAGGAAGATGTCAGTTTTGACAAGGTAACTGCTCGTATTCGTGCAGCCGGAGAAGGATTGAATGTGAATTTTACAATGATTTCACAGAAGGTGCTTGCTTCTATCATTGACGGTATCAAGACAAGTGAATTGGATGAACTGACTTGCACAACAGCAGTTTCTTATATTACTGAACATCCTGATTATGGGACTCTTGCATCTAGAATTGCAGTCAGCAATCACCATAAGAGCACCCCGGAAACATTTTCTGAAGTCGTTAATCTTCTTGCGGCAGTTAAGAATAAGAAGGGCGAATTGCAGCCTGCTGTATCAGATAAGCTTGTCCAGCTAATGAAGACCCATGGTCAGCAGATTGAATCTCGTTTGGACTACAATCGCGACTATCTATTCGACTATTTCGGTTTTAAGACCCTTGAAAAGTCATATCTTCTACGAGATGAGAAGAGGAAGGTGCTAGAAAGACCGCAGCACATGTGGATGCGCACCGCTTTAGAGCTATGGGCTTCAAATCTAGACCAAGCATTTGAAACGTATGATGCTATGAGCCAGAAGCTGTATACTCATGCAACACCGACACTTTTCAATAGTTGCACACCTAAGCCGCAGCTAAGCTCTTGTTTCCTCTTGGCTATGAAGGAAGATTCTATTTCTGGAATCTACGAGACTCTGAAAGATTGTGCGACGATTAGCAAGCACAGTGGAGGAATTGGTCTTCATATTCATAATGTTCGAGCAAAGGGATCAATTATCCATGGCACGAATGGTGTTAGTAACGGAATTGTTCCAATGCTTCGAGTCTTTAATAATACTGCCTGCTATGTTGATCAGGGTGGTGGAAAGCGCAATGGCTCATTTGCAATCTATCTTGAGCCTTGGCATGCGGATATTGCTGATTTTATTCGAATGAAGACAAATACTGGAGCTGAAGATGAGAAGGCGCGTGATCTCTTCTATGCTCTATGGATTCCTGACCTCTTTATGAAGCGTGTTGTTGATAATGGTGATTGGACCCTCTTTTGCCCGGCGGAGGCTCCCGGCCTGGCAGATTGCTATGGCGAAGAGTTTGTTGCACTTTATGAGCAGTATGAGCGCGAAGGACGTGGTCGTAGGACAGTAAAGGCTCAGAAGTTGTGGTTTGACATTCTTGATTCGCAGATTGAGACTGGAACTCCTTATTTGGTCTACAAGGATGCCGCAAACAGGAAGAGTAACCAGAAGAATGTGGGTGTAATCAAGTCATCCAATCTCTGCTCGGAGATCATTGAATATTCGGCACCGGATGAGACAGCTGTTTGTAACTTGGCCTCTATGGCACTTCCAGCCTTTATCAAGGAAGGTAAGTTTGACTTTACTGAATTCCGTCGGATTGTTCGTCTAGCAGTTGCAAATCTTAACCGTGTCATTGATGTAAACTTCTATCCAACTCCGGAAACCTTGAAGTCAAATATGCGTCACCGTCCGGTAGGTCTAGGTGTGCAGGGTCTAGCAGATGTATTTGCTCTTCTCCATCTGCCATGGGAAAGCGCTGAGGCATTTGCACTCAATAAGCAGATCTTTGGTCATATGTATTATGCTGCAGTTGAACAGTCAGTCGAGCTGGCAAAGGATGAAGGATCATATTCTTCATTCAAGGGATCGCCGGCTTCTCTTGGTCAGCTACAATTTGATTTGTGGAATACAGAACCCATTGAGCATCCCGATCTTGACTGGACTGCATTAAAGAAGAGCGTTGTTATATTTGGCCTTCGTAATTCACTGCTCGTAGCCCCGATGCCGACAGCATCTACGAGTCAGATTCTGGGTTATAATGAGTGTATTGAACCTTTTACAAGCACTATTTATACCCGCAGAACTCTAGCAGGTGAATTCATTCTTGTAAACAAGTATCTAATTAACGAACTTCTTGCAAGAGGTTTGTGGAGCAATGAGATTAAGAATAAGATCATTGCAAACAATGGTTCTGTGCAGGGTCTAGCAGATATTCCTAAAGATTTACAGACCCTCTACAAGACTGTTTGGGATATGAAGCAGAAGACATTGATTGATATGGCGGCAGATAGGGGCGTCTATGTCTGCCAGAGCCAGTCTCTAAATCTGTATGTCCCGGATCCCGATTTCCGAAAGCTAACAAGCATGCACGTATATGCTTGGCAGCGCGGCCTTAAGACAGGAATTTACTATCTGAGGACAAAGTCTGCTGTTAAGGCACAGCAGTTTACAGTGGAGCCTGTTCAGCAGATTGCAAAGAAGGAAGAGACTGAGTGTGTTATGTGCTCATCGTAAGTTATATGCGCTTGTTTGATTTTAAATTCTTTTTTTTATTGGTATTCACAATTTCAATTGGATCTTGCGATGGCGTTAGTTTTACTTCAACAAGATCAGGCTTTACTTCAATAGTTGTAGGAGCAGGCTTAGGTTCAACAGAAGGTAGTTCAGACTTTATATATATGGGTGCAGGTAAAGGAGTTGGTGAAGCATAAGGTAATTCAACTTTTGCAGGAGAAGGCAAGGAAATAGGTTTCATTTCAACGGGAATCGGTTCAGATTTAATATGCTTTTCTTCTAATCTGGCAGGTTCAAATCCGGTAGGTCTTCTTTCTGCTAGATTTTTAGGTTCTCCTGTGACAGATTTTGAATCTGTTAGAAGAGGCTTTGATAACTTTTCTACCTCAGTCTTCTTTTTCCAGCAGCAAAGCATTTATATATAGGAATATTTTTACTATCCGAAAGAATTATCTTATTTCTTTTTTTCCGTTTAAAATTGTCTTATTTTTTGCACTGCAAAAAATTGAAGGGTCAAGCGCCACAAATAAAAGCAGAGCCAAAGAATCAAAGTAAAGAATCATTCGAAATGGATAGTAATCTTCCTGCGCAGTATTGGCGGCATATGCTGGAGCGTGCCTGCATACGCAGAGGATATTATGCAAAGAAGGCGGCATGGACTATTGAAGATGAGGAAGAGGTAGATGATCTTAATAAGAAGATTACGCATTTTGAGGAGATGCTAGAGTGGTGTGATATCCGAGACAATGACCATTTGTCTTGGGATGAGTGGTGCCTTTATATTGCAAATAAGAAAACTAAGGTGAACAAGATTCTTGGAACGCTACCTGTTGAGGAGGAGGGTTTCCATTTCTAAATCAACACTTAAAATAAAAATCTGTATACAGAATATAATACCAATGCAGATTTTTGTTAAGACATTAACGGGTAAGACGATCACGCTGGATGTCGAGCCTTCCGACAGCATTGAAAATGTGAAGCAGAAGATTCAAGATAAGGAAGGAATTCCACCTGACCAACAGCGACTCATTTTTGCTGGAAAGCAGCTAGAAGATGGGCGCACATTAAGTGATTACAACATTCAGAAAGAGTCCACGCTCCACCTTGTTCTTCGTTTGCGCGGAGGTTTTTAAATCGCCCCACTAAATAAATGCATGTGCCTCTTCCCCAAAAAATAAAAGAGCAGAAAAAACTTGTTACAGATTTAAGCAAACGCTGGAATTTAGCAATCAAAATGGAGCAAACATTTGATAGAAATGGTATTATTTCGGATATGAAGGGAAGGATAAAAGCTGTAAAAGAGGTTGCCAAGTGTGCGAAAAAATACGAAGACGCAGTACTAAAACTACGTGTGTTAGAGGAAAAGAACTCTGCATAGGAGTTCCATTGATTTTCCAAGCCTCCAAGCGCCGATAATAATCAGCCTGCTTCTCATCATTTTCTTAGGTGCCGACTTGAAAGTCCTATAATCGCGATGTTTCGGATATAAATCCTCATTATACTTTACAATATGATGATCATCCGGAAGCCAGAATGGCTCAAGATGAGGAAATGTCATATAGTAATGAGCAGCCGAATTACCGGGCGGAGCTTGCCAAGCAACTTTTAGTTTCTTAGTGCGTTCCGGATTCAAGTGCTCTTTTTCCATACCATTTCATACGATTGATGTTCATTCTGCCTTTTACCACTCTAAACAAGATAATCAATTTTGGGTAAGAATATCAAAAAATTTGACCCCCTTGCCAAAAGAAACAAAAGGCACACTTAAGTTAGCAGAAATTAAATAAGAATGTCTGATTGGAATGTAATTGGTGCCCGCCGAGGTCAGAATATGGTATCATCTGCTCCTGTTAATTCCTCTTTGAGTCAAGGTGTATTTTCAAACAGGCGTGTTGGTGTTTATGCAGGAGGAGGCCGACGACTTCCAACAATGTATTCCCAGCCTTCTCCTCCAAGGAAGGCAGAGCCTACAATCAATTTCCAAAACAAAGATGATTTTCCATCTCTTAATTCCAGTTCCAGTTCCAGTTCAAACATAATCATACATACGGTCAGATCAATTCCCGATTTTAAGGCTGCCGCCAATAAGGGAATTCAGAACGAGCAGATTCGCTGCACTATGATTCAGAATCAGGTGCAGCAGCCCGATATTCCAATTCCCGTTATTCGTCGACTCAGGCCCCAAGTCCATCGGATTGATATGAGCTACGATGATCCAATTGAAGGCGGATTTTCAGACGACGATGATGAAATTATTCGCATTAAGCGTAAGAATCATAATGAATCCACAAACAAGTTTCAGAGTGTAACTCGTATGCGTATTATTCATGCTCAGAACTTTGATTCCCGTAACCTTGATCAAGAGGATATTGAGAAGACAAATACTCCTCCTTATGGTCCGGGACCCGATGACGACTTTTAGACAAAAGGCAACTTCATGATTTGCGATGCAATAAATAGAATATCCCATGTATCAGCATAGACACGCAAATATGTTTTTTTCGTTTCTGTTCTGGGATCAGCAGTTTGATCAACCATTGTTATTTGCAACTCAGGTTTTTCAGTCTCAGTGAAATTTAACGTTCCTGCAGGAATTCCAAGATCATCCGATCCAAAATCAAGTTGATATACATACGGAATATAGATACCAGTATTATGACAATAAGGCGTCACTGTTTCAAAAACAGTGGGATCATAAACACCAAGGCGATCAAATCCGTGTATGAGTAAAGTAAGAGATGTAAACCATGCACTAGAGGTAGGCACATAATTACCACAATCACCTGCTAGAAAGTTGGCACTTGTTTGAAAGACAATACGAAGCCGCTGTGCTGATCCATAAATATCAATATCTTTACGCAATGTGGGTGATCCGCCAATTGAATTAAAAAAATAATCTTCTAATGTAAATTCATTCCGAACACATTTCTGAATAGGAATATACCATTCATTATCTCGTAACAGTCGTTGTGCTTCCCCATCAATATATACATACTCTGCCCGCATTTGCAGAAGAGGCCTACCAAAATCTTTCTTATCTTTTGTCTGAAATGAAGTTACAGGTCCCCCAGAAGTTGATTGAATTGTAAATGTTTGTGAAAAAGGATTGGGTAAAAGAGATCCGGCCGAGTTCTGTATGATACGAGAAACAGGATGTAAGTAAACACGAACTTTCATAGAGAAAGATTGTAATGCACCAACTGGAATTCCAAAATCAGTTGCAAGAGTGTCGCAAGGAAGCTGTAAACGAATTAGGAGGGGACCGGGTGTGGCATTCCGCTGCAAGGTTAAAGAAAACGTATCTTCATTACGAAGGCTACCACTAATTCTATCATAAACGGCTGCAGTATCAATTGGTAGCTGCGCCTTTCTTCGTAAATACATTGCTTCCCCATAATCTTCATAGATCATCAGTTGATTTTGAAAAAGCTGTATTTTATCAATACAATAATATCCACATGAATCGGTATAACCCCATGAATTTCCTGCAAGATCATGAACAAGTGATGTTCCATTTACTGCGGCAATTTCTGGAGGTAACCAAGTTGGAAGAGTAATTTGTAACCAGATATTTCGTATTAAATCTCCAACAGGTTCTAGGTAAAAATCAGCATAAGAACCAAAATCCACTTCATTTCGGGGCAGCAAAATTCTTGTTTCTCGTAACCAGGGTAAAGCTCTACGATAAACTGAATGAAAGAAACTAATCTTGGGTTTTCCAGAAAAAAATGTATCTTTTTTTCCACGAGCAACTAATTCAAGTAGACCAGCTCCTCCAGTCCCACTCATAATCCCTATTCATTCAAAGATATTATACTCTTATATCTAATACTCAGCTCAAGTCTTCCACTGCTTATTGCAGACTTGACATTGATATTCAAATAATAGATTCTTTACATCAGTCTTGACATAAATAATATCCTTTTGCTTAGCTTCTACTCCATTTGATGCACAGCCAGTATTAGGGCATTTAACATTATGAAGATGGGGCATTGTAGGATCCGCACGAGTAAATTCATTCATAAAAGACTGTTTCGACTTTTGACTCTGGGAATCTGTGCGAAAATGGGTCTCAAGAATGAGCGCCTCTTCCGCTGATTTTGGATCAACCGGTATCGTAATACCATCTTTCCGGCATTTATAAACCAGTTTGTCTCCTTCAGTAGTTACAAACAGATAATTATCACAGAGTTCACAGAAACGCATACTATTTATATCTATTTTTTTACTGTTCAATTTTAAACTTTGCACATTCTTTATAAACAATATAAATTTGAACCATGTCTTTCCTCTTGTAAATATGTAAGCTTTGTATTATGGGAATAAATTCGCTCTTTATTTGGGTTCCGGAATCTAGTAATCAGACACGGAGTTTTGCAAGTAGTTCCCTTCTATCTGTATTCAAGACTGTAGTAAAACCTACCAATTTTACAAATAATTTGTTTCCATCAGGCAGAATTTTCTTTGCAGGAAATCCACCTTCAACTCTTGATGAAAATCTATTGTATCGCACTGTAAATAATAATAATGTAACTGAACAAGGATTTCATTCATTTCTTTATCAGAATAACATCATCTTATTTGACTATATTCGTTTTCCGGGAAGGGGAAATATTATCCGCAAACCGTGGTCTGTAAACATTCCTACATGGATCTTCTCTAACATGCAGAGTTTGCGATCCACTCCAAATGAGGTAAATATTCCAATCTTTAATCTGTCAACCAGCCTTCGCTCAAATTCAAACCCGAATGCACCGTATCATGTAACTGAAGATGGGCATATTCTTCCAACAATGGCTCATCTAATTCCAGATGAGATTCCCGATTCGATTGAAGTCATCCGGCAGGGCGACCTATATTGGCATCGCATACATACTGAATGGGATGATATGCCTCCACTAACAACAGCTCAGGCAGTTCAAACAAACACATTTTCTACACCGCCGAGGCAGATCCAGCAGCCCGCAGTTACAGCTCCACCTGCACCTTCAAGAAAGCGTCGCCTAGAGGAACGAGAACGGTCTCTTCTTTCAGTTGAACTTCCAGATAATAAGTCATTGATGCTCTATACTACTTGCAATGCAGTTGCCCAGTTTCTTGCAACTGAATATCTTATTTCATCATATCTATTTCCTCTAACTTCTCCTATAGATCGTTTGACTATACTAAATCATCGCAGACAGTATCTTGAATCGCTATCACTCGATGATCTAAAGAATCAGTATACTAATTATATGAATTCTACAAAGAGTATCTATCATAACTTTTATGATCTTTCAGGCCGCCTGCACTTTATGGAGACTGCTAGAATCATTAACATGGTTGATGAAAGTCTAATTCTAGTATTGTAATTAAAGCATGTAATAAAATTGAAGTATTTTTTTGCATATCCAAGTATCAAGAGAATGAATTTCTTTGCAGCAATTTCATATTTGACAGGAGGAATCGGTATTCTATCAATCTTTACTCCAATTATTGTTCCATTTCTCTTTGTTCTAAGGGTATTTGGAATCAATTATTATACAATTAAGAATGATGAGGAACGCATTCGTGCAGCAATCAAGGTCTTGCAGAAGACGACAATCAGTTCCACAATTATATTTCAATACGGTAATTTCTTTCCATCTGGAACATTTATTGGATTTAACTGTGCAGGATATTATACATATTCAGGATCAAGAGATAGTGGATCAGGTGAAGTTCATATTCTGACAACCAAAGATGCGTTTCTAAAGCTAGTTGAATCAGAAAAGATTTCCTCTGCATTTGTTGTAAAAGGCAAAGCAACAGTTGCAAAAGAAGAGGAAAGACAGCCTCTTATGATCTTTGGTCGGGAAGGAGGATTTACTAATCTTTTCTATTCTCGTCTTCGTCTTGATGTGCAGGGTCTTGAACCTATGCCATCCCAGCAAAGTGTTATAGATGATATCTGCAAGAAATATGAAGAGAAACGACGGGGTGTATTCTTCATTCATGGAGTATCAGGCGCAGGTAAAAGCACTATTGGCCTCCTTCTAGCAAAGCGACTCAATGGAACTTTCTGTCATTCATTTAATCCAACTGATCCCGGTGACACGCTTCATGTAATGCTTCGGGATACTGAGCCTTCAGATGAAACTCCTACAGTTATTGTTCTTGAAGAAATCAATACTCTTATTCGTCATGTTGATGAAGGAATAATTCAGAAACATAAGAATATCACAACACTCATTCACAATAAGATGACCTATAATACATTTATGGATGATCTTATTCTTTACAAGAATGTCATTATTATCATGACAAGCAATGAAGATAAAAAGACAATGGATCAGCTAGATCCCTGCTATCTCAGAAAAGGTCGTGTAGATGAGTATTACTCTATGATGGAACCTCTATAACATCGCCTTGCAGCAGATTCCTCTATACTTTTTAACTACCTGCAGTCTAATATTTTCGTAAATATCTAAAGTTGCCAAACCTGTAATTTGAATTCCGAGAACCTTTTCAAGAGATCCAAGCATTTTAGAGTTAGGATGAAACCATTTTCCTTCTTGCATTATACCTAAAACTAAATCATTCCAAGTTTCTGAAAGAGAAGGATCATCCACTTCAGATCTTTCAATAGCACAATCTGCAAGACTAATTAAAAATTCAAGAATTTCAAATAAACGATCCTCAGCAAACCAATCAAAAAAACGCAATTCAATTCCATGATTATAGTGTTTCTTGAAATTTATGTCTAATCCAATTTTTTCAAGTTTCTTATAAGCACTTTTTTCATGATATCGCAAATACCACCAATAAGGATAAGATGCAGCTTTTATTGTATCAATTTCCATTGTTAGAATCTTTCCTTCTTTCATTTCTGCAGCATCATATGTTCCAATACCTATATAGCGGCTCATGGCACACCGTTGAGATGCGTGACTAAATTCTGGATTTCTGCTGGAAAATGGATCTGGTGTTCCATAGACAGCAATTAAAAGAGGTTCTAGCCATTGATATAACAAAATTGCCTGCTTATGTTGTTGTTCAAATATTTTAGGATGCAGAAGAGGAGGAGGTTCATCACCAACTTTAGCTCCTAACAGAGAAGGAATCGTAATATTAATATGATACGTGCCAGAATTAAACATAGCTACATTCATTGGATTTGTATAAAAGACAGCCCAACCGGGATTCTTCTGTGGGTATTCTAGCATACCTTTATCCATATATCGTCGTTTTACAAGCAAGAATTCATTTATCTTCTGCAAGAAACGCGCTTTATAAGTAATAAGTTCTTTAACAATTGTCTTTGCTCTAGTTTTATAAAATCCAAGTGTCATAAATTCGATAGAGTCACCATCAAAGATAAAATTAACTTCATATTCTTTTAAAAATATGTCGGGGCAAAATTCTTGGAGTTCTTCAAAAAAAGTTTTGCCAGAAAATTTAAGATTTGGTTTTGGATTCTTCTCATAAGTTGTCTGATGAAATCCATTCGTATCGCATTTGCTTAAAGCATGACTATTTATGAAATAAGGCATTGGAATACAGCCTGATGCATCTGGAAATTGTGTTTCAAAATATGTCCGATAACCTGGTTTGAAACTTGAATAATAATTTACACTGTATCTTTCTTCTGCATGATTCTGACGAATCAAAGGAGCAGCAACAAAAATAGGTTTTTTAAATTGTAAATAAGTCTCTTCTTCAATGCCTAAACCCCAAAATAATTCATTTTGTCCATACATGTTTTTATATTTTTGATGTTTCGGAAGCGCATTCATCCACCCTACTTTTTACGGAGCATCAAACCACTCCACAATAACGCCAGCTGCGCGCCGCACCTCCAGGTTCTGGTAAGTGGGATACCCCGATTTCCATCCAGCCGTCTTCTTCAAGTCATCAATGACAGCCTGCGTTCCGAAGAAAGGATGCTCAATCACAGGACCCTTGAATCCGTGGCCGAGAGTGCATGCCTTAATACCACCAACATCAATGATGTGACCAGTATCCAGAACAAGATTGTAGACTGTTGTAATGTCCACAGGCTCAGAACCAACTGTATCCATACCAGTAGTCCACTGGTTCTTCTCATTGAGATAAGGATGGTAAGGCGTCAGCACACAGTTCTGAACCTTGCTCATCATGAGACTCTTCTCCTTAGCGTGACCAATCGTGACAAGAGCCATAACCTCTGCAGGACCGCTAGGAGTCCACACCATATCACCAGGCTGGAGGCACTTGAGGTAGTTATGCTCTCCATCTGCAAGGCGAACAAGCATATCACCTTGAAAGCAACCGCCACTATATGCAGACTGTGTCTGCTGGCGCAGATAGTTTGAAACCTGTGCAGAAGTAGGAGCAGGAGCAGGGCCACTCGAATATGACTGGCCTGTCGGAAGAGGAGGCTCAAGTGTCATGAAAGTCTGCTCTCCAGTTTCGGCAAACTGAGAAAAGAGGGAAGACTCATCACCACCATAGATCAGAGAACCAGGATCCTTGAAATTGAGACGGCGCTGCAGCTTCTGTGCGCGGAGATAGGAGCGGGCATAATGAGAACCCCAGCGACTCCAGTAGCGACCAGCCATACCAATCTGGCCTTCAGTAGGATCAGCTGACTCAATATCACGGAGAAGAGCCTTGACAGCGGGATTAGTCGAATCCGCAAAACGCTGAATAACCTTTGCAAGAATGCTGAAGGTTTCGTCGTTGCGACCAGAACCAGCCACAGAGATCATCTGCTCGATAGCCTCCATATAGCAATTTTGTGCAAGAACCAACTCAGATGCAGTAGAAGGAGCAGTATCAATGGTCGCACCATTGTGGTGAAGCTTTACACTTGCACCTGCAGGGATCTGAACCAAGAAATCCCGGGGCTGGCTGACAGAAATTGGTCCGCTATGGATGAAAACTGGCTCAGAACCATTTACAGAATACCCAATCTCTGTGTTCCTAACTCCAGTAGAAAGAGCATTTGCAATCCAGTTGATGAAGATGGTGCCAATCATCGTAAGATCAGGGATGAAACCGAATGATCCACCAGATGTAGGCATCTCCGAAAGCTGCGACAGCAGAACTGAATTTAGGCTGTAGCCAAAACCAAAGGTAGAAAAGTTCCACGGATTCTGCATCTCAAGGCGACAAAGAGCCTTGACCGTTCCACTGGGGGAAGGAATCACAGTCTCCTCTCCATCAGTCAGAAGAGCGGCGAAGATGTTCTTGCCGGTCATCTCAGGACGATTGGCCATGTTCATAAGAGCACGAACAGCCGCATCAATGTTAGTAGATCCATCTGGCTGAACTATCTGAAGAACAGCCTTGATCTTTGCCTTACCAGCCTCATCCATCAGAGTAGGATCCATAACCAGCTTTGAGCCAGTGCTGAAGGATACGACACCAAGTGAATCAAGAGGTCCGAGCATGTTGGCCACTACATTGACAGTGTGACGAGCCAGATCCATGCGGGTGTAGAGAATCTCCTTATTATCAGGATCAACCAGCTCTGCCATGGAGCCGGAGTTATCCAGTGCAATAAGAACTACAATAGGCTGTCGGGTAGAAGAAGGATCGCACTCTGCACGGATATGCAAGAAGTTCTTTGCACCATCCGGAAAGGTAGAGCCAGTCAGCCGAAGAGAAGCATCCTTAAAGGCTGGAGCTGAACTAGAAGCCCGCATAGAGGGATTGGCTGTTAGCCAAGTCTGAATCGCATTCTTAAGATGCCGCTCGGGCCGATGCGATCCGAGTGGCGTCCTGCAGGTAGGACAGTTGTTCTTACCCTCAGCAGACCAGCGATTAATTGCAGCTCGATCAAAGATATGCCCCTCGGCGCATACATTTACAGGATCCATCATTGGCTCTCCCGTAATAGGGCAGAGGAACTCGTCCGGAATCGCGACGGACATCATTGCATTCGAAGCAGAAGCAGAAGCCATTACAAATTACTTTCTTACGGAATAAACACTAAACTTTAGCTACAGTAAAAATCGCGTTCAATTTTTTATGAACTTTATTGTATCAAACAAGAATCCGTAACATATCTTTTTTTTCTTTTGAAGCTGCAGCCCTTAGAACTTTCATGCAAGAAACTGCATCAGTGCTGAAAGATGGACCTGATGCCTTAATTACACTATGTGTAAGACCAACAGGTGGATGCAGGAATTGAAAGATTGGATAGATAGCAGCCTTTTTTTCATGCCATGAACGTGGAACTTGCCGACGTAGTTCATATCCAGTTGGCCAATAGTAGATTTCTTTACCAGAGGAATCTATAAATGCCTGAAACATATCGTCTAAGGGAAATTCTTTTGATTCTTGCACTACATAAGATACTTTTTCTCCACAAACCGAAGTCATTATCTTTAAAGATCCTTCATCGTTAAAGATAATTTGATAACCATCTTCTGCAGGTCTATAGAGGCCTATAAAACGGGGAAAATTGCAACTCATTATACAACTAGATATCAAGAAATAAAAAATCAAATTTATCCAATCTTTCAAATAAATTCACCAACTTAAGTAAAAGATGTCATAGTTTCAAAGAAAGACATGAAAAGTAAGAAAAATCATGCAATAGATTAAAAAATAATAATAATATGATCTAAATTCCAGCAAATTCAGTAACAAGAGTTGCAATCTTAAGGCGAATTAGATCATCACTGCTAGAATTTTCCAGCTTCTCATACACATCTTTCAGATTTTTAAAACTTTTCAGATCAATTCCATTCGTAAGAAGTAACTTGCTAGAAACCCAAGAAAGCAAAGTAGCATCGGCAGATTTCTGAAAGGCACTTGAATTATAAAGAGACCATAAGAGAACAGCAGCATCAATACCATCCTTATAAGAAAGCCAGTAAGGTGATTTAGAATGTTTACCTGTTGAAGAAATCATTGAATATCCGAAATCAATGACTATCACTTTATTAATATGATTCTTACTTCCTTGGATATAGATATTTCCAGTATGTAAGTCTCCATGCAGAAATGAATATTTCTTTGATAGATGTAAAACCGATTTTAAAACTTTTGAAATAATCTTGCGGAATCCAGCAGATGCCAAACCACGGTTAAAGATTACTGAGGCATTTTCTAACCAAGAGTAAAGACAATATGAATATTGGTTTTTCTTTTCAACTAGACGCAAATCTTCCATAAGAATCCAGATATGATTTTTTGTTCGAAAGATTGTATAAATTTTAGGAATATTTTTAGGCTGTTCTTCATATACCAATGCATGCAGAGCAGCTTCTCTAACTGAATTAAGGCAGGAAGGCACACGTTTTGCGACTAATGGAATATACCGATTTGTGCTTGTCTCCATAAGGAAAGCATTAAAGAGTTTTCCATTTGTTCCTTTAGCAAAAGATGATGTCGTATTAATTTCGTAATACAAATCATCTTTATGAAAGACAATCTTCTTTTGAATAAATGCTTCTTGGCTAACAGGAATATATTTTAATCGGATATCATTAATACTTTGAGCCGTGTTCTGCTCAACACCCCAACTAGAAAGAATTGTTTGAAGCATTCCTGCATACCATTCTTTTCTGCATAGGGGTCAAATTTTTTTATGGTCATCACCAAAACTGTATATAGTATATCTAGGTGTATTTATAGTATATTTTGCCCATGCTGTAAAAGTATTTCTATAGTGAATAACATCAAAAAGATAATGTAAGAGTTTCCAAATTTCAGAATCAATCTCAAAACGATTAATCGTATTATTCTTTACACGAAAAAAAATATTTGCAGGATTAATTGGTAATTCATAAAATTTAGGAATAGTTGTAAATTCTTCATATCTCATTGTATATAATGAAAGATCGTTTTTTTTTGCATATGTTCTTGTAAGAAAATCAATCGCTATATCATCTGCATATTCAAAAATAAAAGGATCTTTTTCATTTTGATCATATGCTAATCGTTTAGCAACATCTTTTGATAAAATCATATTTGATCCTTGACAGAACACATTAGTTCCTATAAAACCAGTTGAATACATAAATGGACCTGCAATAAGGTTTTCAGTAGGAAGAGAAGCGAATAATTCTGGTAATCTGGTAAAATTTATAAAAGTTGTAGAGTTACACCGCAAGATATAATCTGGAGAAGAATTATTATAAATTTCTTGCAGCATAGTCTTAAATTTTAAAAACATCCAAGGATTACATAATCCATCTGTATGTTCAAGAAATCGTTCATCTTTCTTAAGAATATAATTTTCAGGAAGTTTACCGTTAAGTAAGAAAAAAACAGGTATTTTGTATTGCAAACTCTGTTTTCGTATAATATTATTACAAAACAGATACAAGGGTTCAAATGAAGATACAATTACAACACAAATTGATATATTTTTATCTGTGTTCATTAACAGATAAAATTTTATAAACTATTCAATCTAAACGCTCATTTCTTAATTAAAAGTAGAAGCTTTGAATTATTATCCATGCAATATTCATTTTCATGTTCTGGAATAATAAAAGAAGCAAATGAAAAACGAAATAATATATCTTTTAATGCATCATTATAATCAGATTCTTTTCTATCACAAATAATATCTTCAATGATTATCATGCCACCCGATTTGATAAAATTTATACTTTTTTTAATAATTAGAATTTGATCTTCAAAAATATGCGTTGAATCATCAATAAGCACATCCACTTTTGTTCCAATAGCTGATAATCCTGCTACAATACTATCTTCATCACGAACATCCATAAACATTCCTTTAATATTTTCACCTCCGAGACTATTTAAATGACTAATATGATGAATTTCACGATCAAATCCAAATATTTTGGTATCAGGATGAGTAAAATAATTATACCACATTGCGATTGAAGAACAACTATCAATTCCAATCTCAGCAATGATAATAGGATTATCTACAAAACGAGCAAAAAATAATGTATAGATGCCTGTATACCCATGCCGGGGAGTTTTCTTTGTATAAGGACTCTTATCATTATTTAAAAAAGCGCCCAATTCACAGAGTTTGGTTTTTGTTTTTGTTGTGTTAATTTGCATAGATTGAATTTTTTGCATTTATTAGAATCTTTGTTTTATTCTTTATGTAACAACGCGTCAAAGAGTTGAAATCTTTACCCAGTTTCCATCACGTTGAACATGGACAGATGTGTATCCATTGTCAGCCTTGAGTTTAGAATTTTTCTCCTTTTTCTTGCTAAGAGACCAATTTGTAAAAGACTTGTAAGTTTTACGAGTCTCATTGTCATACACATGATAGCCTTTCTTTTCAGAAGAGTCCATATAGAGAACACCTTCTGCAAGAATTGTGCGGCCATAATTTGTAAAGATCCTAAGAGATTCCTTATCCTTTAACTTAACCAAGATATCCCTCTTTGATGGAGAAGCGGCTTCAGCTGGAGAAGCGGAAATAATCTCAACTGGAGGAGAAGGTCTTAAAAGAAGGTGTAGAAGTCCTTCAATTTCTGCCAACTTTTGTTGCTTTAAAGCAATATCATTACGAAGCAGATTCACCTGCTCCTTGTAGAGTGCTGTCAATAGAAAAGCCATGGTGATTTTACTTGCATTGCGCAACATATCCTTTGCTTTCAAAGGTTTCAAATTTTTTAAAGAGCTGGAATGAAGGCAACATATGTAATTGGACCAAAGATAGCTAGAATTAATACCCAATATGCAATCGTCGAGATTGAATACAACCCGTTCCATGTATCAGAAAAATTAAAATCTTCAAATTCTTCTCGTAGCATATATTTCTTTGCTTCCAACCAAATGATAAAAAATAACAAAATAGAAAGTAATGTGTAATATTCTTGTCTCATCTTAATGTTGGATAATATTTTGTTATCTAGTTATCTAGGTATCTAGTTATCTAGTGATTGTGAACAGGGCAAAGATTCGAACCAAACTCCTTTGCAAGCTTACACTGAGTCTCCTCCTGAGTCTTAGCAGTGCAGCGCTCCTTACTTGTAGTTGCCTTTAGAGGACGACCATCTACTGGCGCGGTCTTCTCCAGCGACTGAATCTCCTTATCAATCTGCTGCATCTCATCTGCAATAAGATCAAACTGAGTGCGGAGAAGTGTATGACGAGCCTTTAGTGAATCAATCCGCGCCTCGTTGGAAACCTCCACATGCTTAACTACACGACTCCCTGCTGATGCAACAGTCCTTGCTCGAGTCTGCACCTCTACCTTTGCAGGAGGGGAAACAACCTTTGCCACCACCGTCCCACTCTGATGGACAGGACAGCGGGTGCTACCCTCCATATGTGCCAGCTTGCACTGACTACCACTCTTGGTAGTCGAATTACACTGCATTCCCTTATTCTCGGCCTTACTGGGCTTTCCGGAACTCATATTACTAGACATTTCACACTCCTGCATACAATTTGTCTCAAATTCCCTTTCAAATTTTTTAAAAAATAAAATAAGAGTTTTTTTTGTATTTTGTTGCTACTATTAACTACTCAGAACCACGACGCTTCTTACGACTACGAGTAATAGGAGTTGTATCTTCAAAGACAATTGGCTCTAGTCCTTCAGGACTCTTAATCCATGGAAAGTGAAGTGTTGGAGCAATAAAGTGCTTTTGACAGACATAAATTCCAACATATGCAAGAAAGGAGACCCATGCAAGAATGCGTGTCCACTGTGTTGAGTGAAGCACATAGATGAAGAGCCCAATTACAGAAATATTCTTAAAGTCATCCATTACAACATTCGAGAAAGACAACATTTCGGCAGGCACTTTTTGGTGAAAGTAAATTCTGTTTCAAATTTTTAGGCATAAAGATCATCCAGATCATCGCCAGGCTGAGGCAAGCACCAATTGATGTGGGTTAATGGAGGATTCTCAATAAGTGGAAGTTGAGGTAAAGGTTGAAGAAATGAGAACAATTCAGCATGAGGTGTATCTGTATAACTTCTGCTAGGAACTGAAAGATTAGAGCACGGATGATTAGGCAGTATCTGAACAGGAAAAGTGTCTTGATTTTCTAATGTTCTACTAAAATACGATCGATTAGTTTCTAGTTCTTTAGACATATTCTTAATGCTGCGTGCAATCTGCCTAGGAGTTTTTTCATAAGCAGAAATCAAAATAAATAATTTCTTGATTAAATCATCTAAAGTTACACCATCTGTTTTTCTTGAAAGAGTAAATGTAAGAAGAGAATCCATTGTAAGTTCCATCTTTCTGTAAAGAATTAAATCTTCCCAATCTTTTCTCTGTCTTTCTGTAAACTTACTCCCTGTCTTTTCAATCTTTGATTGTATATATTCAATATCTTTCGTAAATTGCAACCGCTTCTCATTTGTCATTAGCTTCGGAAGATCTTCCAATCTGCACTCCATAATTCTTTCTCTTTCTAACCAGATAGTTAGAATAAGAAAGGATTCAATTTTTAATCAAGTAAACGAGACAAAAAATTTTTTTATTTTTTACGAAAGGAGACGTGCTGCAATAGAATTATGTATCTCTTCTTGAATCGAACGAAGAGGATGCCAAATACCATCAGCAGCCTTGTATTTTACTTCCCGAAAGGTATCGCAGTCTGGAAAACCCTTTCCAGCAACTAGACCAGCGGTAATCCATCCTTGCTTAACTGAGCGAACCCACTCATGACAACTCTTATAGGAAACACCATTCATGACAATATGTCCTCTATTTATAAATTTTGCAGAAGATGTCTGTCCCTTCCACTCAAAGAAAATTTCAGTATTTGGGACAACCAAGCTCCACTTATCAATAAGGAAGAGATCACCACTCTTATGCTTGAAGATGTCAGTCGATTGCAGATTAAGTGCCTGACGGGCCAGCGCCTCATTCATGGCAAACATCCCTAGATTTCTAGAAGGTGGCATTTCAAGGTAACAAAGATTTGGGTAGCAACAGAAACCCAAACCATTTCTTTCAATTTTTTAAACTCCACATAAGAGCATTAAAAATAAATAATTGAGTTTTTCATTTATCTTTTTCTTTATTGTTTTCTTTGTTGGTTTCTTCTTGTCTTATGTTTGATTTAGAATCCGTGGCGATTCGCCACCACCGCCTTATTAATGTCATCCTGATCATACTCAGGTCCATCATTAGGATACATCTCAGCATAGATAGCCTTCCTCCTCCCCACGATGCCAGCTACCTTAAATGCATTTAGACCGACATAAGGATAGGGAATCGCCTCAAGTCGCTCTGCAAGCTTTCCATCCTCATCATTGAGCTCATGCCAGCGGTCCATCCTGCGGTCCTCGGCCAGTAGATCCTGTCGCTTCTTGAAGCGCTCTACAGCTGCATCAATCTGCTGCTTCCGCCAGATGGGGCGCTTCGTCAGATGAAACTGCACACGGACCTCCACCTTGTAGGCGGTAAACTGGTTCCTCTTACGGAAATCCTTGCGGTCCACATGACAGGAGAAGTTATTACCGAGATAGTCCTCCAGCAGGCGGAGTGTATCGCTATCCCGTAGCGTCTCATAGAAGTCATTCTGCTCGTCAGGAGCCATGTGACCAAACTGCCAGAACTCCTCCGGAATAAGGCTGGAGGGCGTGTCATGCCAACCTGGCTCTTCCTTGACATACTCCAGCACTGTCATCGGTTCGCGCACCATGAACTGTGCAATAACAGGATCGTGGCGACAGTCCTCCCTACTTCCGGGCTTCTTGGTAAAGACACATTCGTTGACACTAAAGATGCAGACAGAGGGCACATACTCCTTCTTTGCCGCCTCTGCAAGGTCTGCCAAGATGCGATCCTTACGCTTGCTCACCTCTGTCACAAGAAACTTGAAGAGGGGATCGGCTGCCGTGCGGTTCATCCAACCCACCTTGCTCTGGTGTTGGAACCTGCGGTTCTCTACTACGATTGCGTTGATCTGCTGTGCCGATGCAAAGGAGGCCATTTCTCTTACAGAGCTGATACGATTGCTATGTGATTGCTGTTACGCCGCCGGATATATTGATCCGTCGCCAACACCTTTCAATTTTTTAAAAATTTAGTCTAACCCGTTCTGCCAATTTGTGATACATTCAAGTGAACAGAAAGGGATATCTCCACGAGTAGAATTTAAGACAAAAAGATTAAATGCGAACAACTTCGCTTTGCACATAAAACACCATCCAACTTGCAGAGTAAAAAAACGTTCTTTATGATTAGCTAAAGCTATCTTTCTGGACTCAATCATATCTGCAGGAAGTGTATCAGGCCAAATAATAAGAAATATCTGATGTTCTTTTGGCACCCAATACTCTATTTCATCTCCGCATTGCACTACAGCATGACTGCAAGAAACATTTTCTCCATACGAAGAAGCTCTCAGAGGAAGAAAATCTGGGCATGAAAGTATGTCATCTAGTTTCAACGATGATCCATCCTGTAATAAAACTACTGAATGCGCTCCTTCTGCTATAGCTGCCTCTTCAACAGTCATATCTGTATTCCTAAATTTCTCTGACTTGCATGAAGATCCTTCAATAGACGAGTGGGGCTTGAAAAATGCTTCTTTTGCGCTCCATAATTGAATCTCATTCTTACCCTTCTCAATCGCGTCTGCAATTCTTAACTTTATTACATCTATTGAAGGAATTTCTGAACTCATCCTTTCTAGTAATGCATCGCATCCCCAATCTGCAACAATCTTATCATGAGAAGACATTTTTAGTGAAGCAAATATTTATTTTATAAATTCTGTCCGCTAAAGAAAAGAAAACAAAAAATAATAAATAAGAATAAGAATAACGTAAAGACTACTTCTTGGCAGAAGTGATGCTCTTAGCCTTCTCCTCTGCAGCACGAATCTCCCGCAGAACATCACGCGCCTTCTGCCGGAGTTCGTCAATCCGGTGCTGCATCTTTGTGGCCTGTCCTTTTGATGAAGCTAGCTGCTTCTTCATGCCGACGATCTGGCTCTTGAGGCCGGCGATCTCGGGGACAAAGTGCTTCTTCTCAGCGACGGGAGCCTTGGCGTGCTGGTCCGAGAGGTCTGCTAGGCGCTGGACCGTGTAGTCCAGACTGCGCTCCATGCTGCGGATGTCGTCCTGCTTCTCGAAGAGGGTGTCTTCAGCCAGCTCGGCGATTGCGACGATCTTGAGCACGGCTGATGGGAGGACCTCTGCGGCGGCGTTGGTCGGCATTTCTTGCTGGATTACGGAGGGGAGATTTCTGTGTTCTAGTGCGACAGCCCAATTATCTATCCGGGCGGTTAGTGGGTTCAATTTTATTTGCTAGAGACATCTATGATCAGGCTCTGCGGTCTATAGGAAAAGGCAAAAAAGAACCTCTGTTGAGGAAAGAAAACTCGGCTTTTCTTTTGTGGAGTGTCTAGACTGGCAGCAAGATCCAAGTATTACATCCGTTGCGGTCCGCTTCCGGTCCTGGCCAGATGCAGACGTTAGACCCATCATGTCCGCCTGTAAGATGTCCGACTTCCTGTCCGCGGGCGTGGTGATAAAATGCCATCTTCTTAGTCACAATCCTAAACCCGCCCTTCAGCAGCGACTCCACAACGGACTTGAGCTCCTTGACCTCCTGCTGAACAACAGAGAGTTCCTGCTTGGAAGAGCGAAACCGCATATCCAGTTCGCCATCAGCACGCAGGTGGGAGTAGATGGACTCCTGCACGACCTCCTTGGTAGGCAGAGTCTCCGTCTGCCGACGCATTCCGGCCATCTCCGCACGAAGGGTAGCGACCTCATCGCGGAGGATCTCGGTCTCAGAGCGGTTTCGCAGCCGCTCAATCTCAGCACGAAGAGCCACCTCCTCGGCCTCCCGAGCACTAGCAGCCCGCTCCTCAGCGACGAGACGCTCAGCCTCCTTAGCGGCCAAGAGACGCTCTGCCTCCAAAGCGACCCGCTGCCGCATTACGGACCGCTCCTCCGCTTCACGGCGGGCGATAACGGCTTGGAGCTCAGCCTGCTCCTTCGCACGCTTCTCAGCCTGCTCCTTCGCGATTACGGCCATGGCCATCTGCGTGATTGCGGATGACATTTCTGATTACTAGAACTACTCGTGTAGGATTGCTGTTCTGGTTGTGATGCGGCACCACGATATTAGTTGGCGGGGTCCACATAATCAATTTTTTCGAGCACAGAGGCAGACATCTGCTGGAAGTCTATGTGGGCTTCCACGTGATAAAAAAGAGGGTTAGTCTTTTTTGTCTGGTCTTTTCTGTTTTTTTGTTTGGTGTTTGTCTGAATCTCTGGAGTCCCAAGCAGAACTCTATCGGCGGCGTGCGGGAGCGGACTCCCAGCCATCATCAGGCTTAGGAGCGGGCATGACAAAGGGGGGAGGGTCGGGCATGTCGCGGCTGTCCATGAAGTCGGTGGTGATGATCTGGAGTCCACCCTGCAGAGGAACGATGGCCAGCTCGTTGCTGCGATCGAGGCAGATCTCGAGAAGATCCATGTCGGAGGGCGAC